TCCAAGTAATCCACAGTTTGTTCCAACTTGTTCAAAAGCAAATGTAAATGGAGTGCCAACAAATCTCATAGTAAACATAGATGTATCTGTCCAAACATAAATAGCATTTCTTCCAAGTGTAGCGCCCATGATCCGTGATCCGTCAGCCAGTCTTTGTGAACCTGCACTATTGATTGCTGTTGGTACGTAACTATTTATATTTTCTTGATCAGAGAAACGAATAAACATATCATCTTGAGTTGTTTTATCACCTATAGTTGTCTCTGTTCCAAAAAATACTAAGTGTCTGTCAGGAGTTGAAACTAACATGTCTCTTGATGCTGTTGGTGCTCCTGTTATTATTGTAGCTCTAGTTGTAGTAGCGTTGGTAGCATTTGAATCCCATTCAAAACATTCTCCGTTATGAATTAAAGCTATAAGTGTTCCACCTAAATTGTCTAAGGACCATAATCCAGGATCTGTTACTGAGTCTGTGTTAGCTGCCGGTGATCCCCAGCCTGTATATGATGAACTGTTTGTAACAGTTACACCATTAAGGTGAGCTGCTCTTGTTGTCCCTCTAGCTGCTCTTGTAATTCCTGTAAGTTCATTTCCTGTTATACCTGTGTATGAAATTTCTTCTGTACCTACTTGAACAAAATTAGTTCCTGTTGTAGGTAATCCAGTTACACTGTTTAATCTAACTTGTGTAGCTGAACCATTATTACCACTAGTATTATCTCCTAGTGCTCCATCTAATGTAAAAGTTAAAGCTCCATTAATAATTCCACCGAATTGAGATATACCCCAACCATAAGCACCTAATTGTTCTGGCGGTCCTACGTGGTAGTATTGAAAAAATCTAACTCCTCCTGATCCTGCTCCTTGACCTGTTGCTGAACCTGTCTCAGCATTTGCCATAGTAATTGTAATAGAAGTTGATGTTGGTTTAGATATAACCATATATTTTTTTCCATCAAAATCTGTAGCAGTATAACTGGAATTAGTAATAGCTGTAAATCCGGTAATATCAAATTTAATAATATCTCCAATTACAAAAGTATTAGCTCCAACATTTACTGTTACTGTTTTAGATCCGTTTGTTGTTAGAAAAGCATTTGTAAGCGCAGTGCCTGCTGGGTTTACTACAGGATGAATATCATAAAAAATACCTCCTGTGTAAGCATATAAAATTCTGTTAGTTCCTATAATTGAATAATTGATAGAAGAATTACTAACCATATGATGTTGTGCTCTTGCTGCACCTGTTAGTTGTTCACTACCTAATTGAGACCATCCACCTAATTTTTCAGGTGTGCCATATCTAAAACGTACATTTGCTCCTCCTGTCCACTCATTTTCAGCTCCAGTAGAAGTAACTTGTTTATTAAACCCTGGTAAGAAACCTATTTTCTGTAACATATAAATCCATTATAATACTATTTTACAAATGAGGGTAGGCCTAACATAGGTCTTCCATCAAATCTGTTTTTTTCAGCAAATGGGCCATTTACATGATTATAATGTAGAAATACTTGACCGCAAATGTTCCCGTCAAAAGGCTCTCGCCAATGTTCAAGATCACAGCCACTATATACTAGCATATCTCCAACTTCAAGCAAGACTTTTGTGCCTTCTATAAAGATGGGCCATGGATCTCCTCCTAAATTAATAGTGGTAGATATTTCACAGCTTGGTCTGTCTTTATGTTTTTTTAATTCATCACCTTTTTTATAAGCTCTTGCGTAGGAATAAGTAGGACATAAGTCTAGGCCAGTTTCTTTTTGCATAACGGGTAATACTTTAACAAGTAAAGTTTCCATTACATGATCAGCATAATGCGAATAAGTATTTGGAATCTGAGGATCTTCCCACGTTCCTAATAAGCCAGTGTCATGAGTTATGTTTTTCTCATACATATAAGCAACTGCATCTCTTTTAAGAAGAAAATAGTTAAACACAAAGTTAGCTAATTCATAACTAAGAGCTCCTTTAATTACTTGATATTTATTAAATGCCATTAAAAACCTTGTTGTATAATATTAAAACTTACTGAAATTCTTAATTTATCTGATTCATTTGTTTCTACACTATGCCATAGCCACGCAGGAAAAATTACAAGACGCCCTGGAACAGGAGCAATAAAAACATCCCTCCATAAACGTTTAGGTGATTTCTCAGGTTTTTTAATAGGCATTACACTTTGTGCTCCTGGTCTTGGGTCTGTTATTTTTAAAACACCACATTTAGAAGTAGTGGCAATATAATAAACTCCTGAAAAATGAGAATTAGGGTGTATGTGTGGAGTGTTAGATGCACCTTTAGGATTTATGTTAGCCCACATATTACCAAGAACAGGTTCTCTATCTAAAAATTCTTCTTTAAAAACTTCTTTGCTAGCAACAATTATTTCATCAGCTAGTATTTTATATTCAAGTTTAGTTTGCATATCTGTTGTTGAATGCCAACCTTTAGAATTTGTTTTAGAAACCCCCGGGTCTTTGTTTGACCAAGCAATAATATCTTCTGCAAGTTTATCATTATCTAATTTTATATCTTTACCATAAACATTTGTTGGAAAAAATTCTTCTCTAATCATTTAAATGGATGACCTCCAAACCAAACTACTAACGATTGTCGCATTCCTTTTGTAACTGCTTGTACTCTATGATTTAAAAATGAAGCAAAACAAATAGCATGACCTTGTTTTAAAGGTAAAGTTTTATCCGGTCCCATTAATTGTAAATCACCACCTTCAAACTCTGAGGGATCGTTTAATAATAAAGTCATTGATATTTTTCTAACTGGTGGCTCGTGAGCCATGACTACATCACAATCCATATGCCAATCGTAAAACCCTCCTACAGGGTATTCAGTAAACTGTGCAGGTTCTGCAATTCTTATGTCTTCAAAACCAAAATGATTTCTATTTGCTCTTTGTACAAAAACATTAAGTTCTTCATACATGTGACTCATTTCTTTAAATGGTATCCATGAAATTGTTGTAATTCTTTTTTTTGTATCGGTTCCAGATTTTTCAGGGTTATCCATTCCCACACCAGCTACTTGTGGTGGTTGCGCCCTACCTGATGCAATAATTTGATTGCATTGTTCTGGTGTAAAAAGTGGTGTAGTCGTTTGTATTATCCAACTTTTCCATTTAGGTTCTGTTATTACTTTATTTTCGTACATTAATCCCTTCCTCTATTTAATATTGGATTATATTCAACATCACAATTACAAGATAAGGTTCTTCTAAACCCTGGACCATTAAATGGATAAACACAATGTCTCATATCATAAGGAAATATATAAAAATCTCCAGGTGATAATTTAGGAGAGTAATCAGTAGCAGCAAAGTAACCTGTTGAATTTCCCAGTATTTCTAATTTACCATTGGTTGGAGTTTCAGTAGCAGAATATTCTATTCCAAAAGATTCAGGTAAATGTAAAACCATAACAGAAGATAGACCAGTAAATAAAAATCCTTGATGAATGTGTATTGGATTGTATTCATGTTCCTTCATTTCATTAACCCAAATAGATACTATTTGTTTTTTATGATTATTGAAAGGTAAAGTATTTTTTAAATAATGAGTAAACATTTTTTCAAACCAATTCAATACATCTAAAGATAACACATTAAAATTAGAATCTTTTGATTTTCCTCTAGTAAACAAACTATGTTCTTTTTCTATTTTACCAGCTAATTTTGAATTAGCTGAAACTAAATTTTTATATTTTTTTTCATATATACGATTAATAGTAATAAAAATATCTCTTGGTACTTGATATTTTATAATCGTTTGACCTAAAGAAATTTTTTTAAAATTATTTTGATTTTGCTCCAAGGCCATCTGTTAATTTCTCTTTCTTGTTATAGATCATTTCGCCTGATTTTTTAACTCTTTCTATACTTTTTAATTGTCCAAGAACATTAAAAATTTCTGGTTGACTAGAACCCGCAGATAATGTTTCAGCTTTGTTTTGCATTATTTTATGATAAGAATCTAATTGATGTGTATTAACATCTTTATCATCAAAAGAACCATCATTAAATTCTTTTTTAAGTTCAGACCATAACTTAATTTCTCTCATTCTATCTTTAGCAACTAACTGCATGTTAGCTAAACTATATCTTTTTTCGTCTAGATCAATTTGATAACATTCAAGTTTGTATTCATCTGTTTCTTTATCTAATTTTTTTTCTAGCCATTTAATTTTAGCTTCATTACGTCTACATTGAAAAGATAAATCCATCATTTGTTCTAGATAAACATTTTGTTCTCTAACACATTGCCAATATTTAGCAGCTCTATTAGGATATTTTAAATCATTTAAAACAGAAAATCTCATTTCTGTTTCAGTTCTAAATACTTGTTTCTTATGCCAAGTGTCCCTAAGTTCAGTTGTCATTTCTTGAAATGCTTTTACATCATTTGGATCAAGTAAATTATTTAAACTAGGTGCTTCTTTTTCTATTAGTGCATGTATGTTTCTTTTTTCAGTCATTATATTCCTTTCATTGAATAGGTTTAATATAACTATTAAAAGTTATAAGTCAAGTTTAAGAAACAGTAACAGTTACTGTTGCGGGTCCAGCACCTGAAAATTCTTCTGTAGCGTTTGAATAACCAGGACTAGCCGTTCCTCCAAATAACAAAGCTGAAGATGAAGTACCTTGTCCGGCTGCTTGTTGTCTTGCAACGTTTAAAGTTGCTGGAGAAGTTGCCCATGAAGTACCATCAAAAGATTGAATTTTTTGGTTAAGATCAGGGGCTGTGTTTGCACCCAAAGCATTACATGCATCTGTAGTACCGACTAAAGCTTGGTTTAAAGAACTCGTAGCAAGCAGGGCAGAAGGACCAGTTGTCCATGCAGAACCATCAAATAAATAATAAGCTGTTCCACTATCTGCATTTGCTATTCCTGCAGTAGATATACCACACGCTCCCATATTAGCTTGAGATGGAAAAGCTGATGGAATTGTTGTCCATGCACTTCCATTATATTCTTCAGTATCAGTATAGTTTGCAGGTGAACCTGGAGCATTATGACCACCCGCAGCAATCGCTGTAGTTTCGGTTGCACCAAATGTACCAATACTTTGTCTTGCTGTACTTAAAGCTCCTTCACTTGAAAAAGTTGATCCATTATATGAAGCTGATACATTAGTTACTGGATAAGGACCAGAGCCTATTCTACCACCACAAAATAGAGCAGCTGTTTGAGTTCCAGAACCGTAAGCTCCAAAAGTTGTTTGTGGATAAGTTCCTGAAGCCGTCCAAGATGTACCATCATATTTTTCTGAATTATTATTAACTAAAGGACCGCCTTGATTATTTCCTGCTACAGATAAAGAAGCGTTTGTAGTTCCATTGTGAGCTGAACCATTTTGACCTCTGGTATTATTCATATTTGCTTTTGTAGTCATAGATGCTGTTGCATTATTTATTTGTGCTTTTAACGCATGAGTAGTTGTGTTGTACCAAACTTCTCCTACTTGAGGATTAGCTGGATCACTTGCTCTGATTGGTATGTTTGCTCCATGTACTGCTCTAAAAGTTGCCATAATTTTTTAACTCGCTGTTATTGTTTTAACTGATATCCCTGCTCCTGTATATTCTAAAGTTATTGCAGGAACGATATAATAGTCTGAAAATGTTAATCCAGCTGCAGCTGTTCCTGCGCCTCCACCAGTACCACTACAATTTCTTCCAACAGGCATTGTTGTTCCTGTTGCCCAAGCTGTACCGTTGTATGTTTCAGAAGTTGTAAGACCTCCGGAAGGATTATTAGAACCTCCTGCAGCTACTGCATCAGTAATTGCTCCAAAACCTGAAAAATTATCTCTAGCCACATTCATCGTAGGACCTCCAGCAAAAGCAGAACCATCCCATGTGCTTGAAATTTGTCCAACAGATGGTCTAGGTGAACCTCCAAATATAAAAGCACTACTTGAATCCCCTACACCACGACCTATTGTTATTGCAATAGGATAAGTAGCTGGAAGTGCAGTCCAAGAAGTTCCATCATATGTGGATGTAGTTCTTTTAGGTCCTGATGTTGGATAACCTTCTCCACCTACAGTTAAAGTAGCTGTCAATGGTCCAGTTCCAACTGCGTTGTAATATGAATTTGGTAAAGTTCCACCTGCAGTATAAGCAGATCCGGAGTACTCTTCTGTAATATTTAGTCCTGCTCCTGGACTAGAATCTCCACCATATACAATTCCTGCTGTTTCGACTCCACCACCATTACTATAGGCTCTTGGAGTTGGAACAGTTGTACTGTTAGTCCAAGACGTACCATTATATTTTTCTGTTGTAGATCTATAAGTTCCAACAACAGGAGTTATTAATCCTGTTGCTGCTACCCCTGCTGTTTGAGTTCCAAAAGAAGCTGTTGCGGCTCTTGATTCATTCATAACCGGAGCTGTTGCCCATGAAGCAGCTGCATTATACCCTGCAACTTTAGCCGTATTTGAAGTAGTGTTATACCACACTTGTCCTTCTAACACAGGACTAGGATCCGATGCAAGGTTCTGTACTTTTTGTCCTTTTATTTCGTAATAAGTAGTCACTTATATTATTCCTCTAATATTATATTTACAGGTCTATCTGTTAATTCTTTATCTGAATCAGAAAGTGTATCCCATTCTGTTTGTCTTGCAGTAATTTCTGCATCAACAATAGCTTGAGCTTCATTTTTAGTTTTAAGTTGCCCTAAAACTTTACTAATCCATTTGTTAGCTGTTCCATTTTTTGCTGGCACTTGCCATACATTTCCTGGATGACCAGTAAAACTAATTTCTCTAGATTCATTGTGTTCAATAAATCCTGTTCCCCAGTTTTCTGCTACTACATATTGATTGTTTGCCATATTGTTTTCCTCCTTAATTTTTAACTTGATGTTATTGTTTTTGTTGCCAATCCACCACCAGTATATTCTTCTGTAGTAAATTGAAATCCTGATGATCCTGGGCTGCCCCATCTAACACATCCAGCAATAGTTGCTGCCCCTGCCATTATTCCTTGTGGAAGTGCATTATTTGAAGTTGCTGTTGTTGACCATGATGTACCATTCCAAAGTAAACTAGTTGGAGTTGCTGGAGAACCATTAGCAGATATAGCATCTGTACTTGGTCCTGATGAATTATAAGACATAGTTTTTGCAGCAGTAGGTAATGAAGTTCCTGTTGTCCATGCTGTTCCACTCCAATCTGCTGCTGTTGAAATTGCTCCTGAACCACCATCTCCTCCATAAGCATAAGCAAGATCATCATTTCCACATGCCCCACCTGCAGCAGTCCCTGTAGGATAAGTAGGTTTTGAAGTCCATGATGTACCATCATAACATGACACATCATTTTTTGGTGTATATGATGGTTGAAATTGTCCACCTATACAAATATAGCTAGTTTGTGTTCCAGCCCCTAAAGCATTTTGTGAAGCAAAAGTTTTTGTTCCACCTGAAGTCCATGTGCCAGTAGCATATTCTATTGTAGTTGTACCGCTTCCTGGAGGTGATTCTCCAGTGTTTACAATTCCTGCTGATTCAGTGCCACCACTAGTTACATAACCTAAATTTAATGGTGCTGCAGTTCCACCTGTCCAAGACGTACCATTATATAATTCTGTAGTATTGTTAATAGGACCTGCTGGTAAAGGAGGAGTTTGAGTTCCTCCAGATGCAATTGCTGCTGTAATTACTCCAAAAGCAGCACCTCTAAATGTAGCATTAGATCTTGTACCACCTGTTGCCCATGAAGCAGTTTGAATTGCTTGTAATTTTAAATTTCCCGCAGGTGTACTATACCAAATTTGCCCTTCTTGAGTTCCTGTACTAGAAGTTAACGACTGAACAGCCGTTCCTTGAATTTCTTTATAAGTAGCCATTACTTATTCTTCAGCAACCAACCTTGTGTATTATCTGTAAATACCAAAGTGAATGCTGCTCTTTCAGTTGCCACTGTTAAGTCTGCTGCTGCACCTTGAATGTTTTTTCCGTTTCTTGCTACGGTTAAATTATATGTATCAAAGGTACCTGCATAATCTGCAAAAGATATTTCATCCCCTAACGTAGGTGATGCCGGTAAAGTGGCAGTGATTACATTTCCAGTAGTGTTTAGAAAATATCCATTTCCCGCTGTTACACTTATTGCTGCTGCTGCTGACACTGCTTGCCATGCTGTTCCTCCAGAATTATCTACAAAGGATAAAACTCCTGAACCATTTGTAGTTAAAATTTGATCTGCTGAACCTGTTGCTGCCGGCCACGTCAAAGTATAAGACGTAGTACTATTTGCTGCTTTCTGACCTATGTATTGACCACCTGAGTCGTCCTGTAATCTTAATTCTTTTGAAGTTCCAATGTTTAAACCATCCGATGCAACCCAAGTAAAATTTGAATCTCCACCAAAAGCTCCTGAATTATTAAACTGTACTTGTGTAGTTGATCCACCGGGTGAAGTTGCTGCACCAAAACCTGTGTCGTATACTTGTGTACCATCACAGTACATTAATTTCATTCCTTTATCAGTAGTTGAAAAAGTAGCACCTGTTTGTGTTGCACCCGATGCAGTTCTAATTTCTACTGTGTAACCACCTGTTGTACCATTTTCAAATAAATAAAGTCTTTCAAAATTAACTGAGTTAACTGTGTTAGGAACAGTTACAATTTTGTTTCCTGTTATGGCTCCTGTTAATTTAATAATATTATTTCTAGCTGAATTAGTTAAACTGTCTGTTGTTGAAGATGAATCTCCATTTGCTACAGCTAAAACTGTAGTATTAGCTCCTGAAGCTACTAAATTTAAAGATTGTGAATGAAATCCTGTTGAAGCTTGTTGAATAATGTCTAAGTTTGTATTAGTTTTAGTTCCCCAAGTACCGGCGTTTTCACCAGTGGCCATCAGTTCTATACCTAAATAATTATATGTTGAGCTCATAATTTATTTTCCTACGGTTGGTTTACGTGCTTAACAGGTGTATAAGATGTATTACCTGTAATGTCAACATCTGCATAGCCCGAAGCCCATATATCCGCAGCATTTATAATACCAGTTATTTCATATCCCGTCAATCCAATAACTTGATCTGGGGTTGTAATACCTGCTGCATTTAATATTCCTGTAGCTGCTAAACTATCTGTTATAGTAACTCCAGTAGAGTTAAATGGTGTAATGGCTCCTACAGCACCTGTAGCTAATAATGATGTTCCTTGAAGATCCACTATAGTTAAAGTATCTTCTGTAAGATTACCAACTCTACCTGTAATTTCTAAACCAGTTAAACCTACAACATCTGCTGGATCAATAGCACCTACAGATCCTGTAGCAAGTAAACTTACTAATCCAACTTGTACATCATCTCCAGCGTTAATTCCAAGTTGACCTAAAGTAGCTGTGGTTAATAAACTATTTGTTAATGTTAATTCAAAATCAAATTGAGGAGTAATATCACCTACTGCTCCTGTTATTTGTAAACCTGTTAAAGATACATTTTGAAAAGTTTCAGCTGTCAAACTTCCTACAGAACCTGTTGCTAGAAAAGATGGTAAAATTTCTGCTGTTCCTGTTACATCACCCCAACTATTTTCACCCCAATCTAAAGTGCCCCAACCAGGAAACTGTTCTAAATCTACACCAGCTGCATTAAGCGAACCAGTTATTTGTAAACCAGTTAATGATGCTGATGAATCACCTTGTTGATTCCATGCACCTTGGTTCCAATTCATCGCTCCCCAAGTTGTTTGAGTAAGGTCTATAATACCTCCCATTCCAATTCCATGAATCCAACATGCAAAGAAAAAATCAGTTACACTTGGTGCAGTAATAGTAATTTCAACCCATCTATTTGTAGCTGCATTAAAAGTACTTGTGTTCATGTAGTCAGCTTGACTAGCTGTACCATCTAAATAATAATCTACATTATTAGTAATAATACCACCACGCATAGTATAGATATTTGTGCTGGCACTTGTTGTAAAAAGAAAAGGATGACCATCGTTAGTAGCATTAGATTGATCTACTCTAAGAACTGCACCTGCTACCCAAGGAAATTTAAAATCTGTAGGTTGTGCTCCATTAAAATAATAAACATTACCAGTACCACCTGTTTGATAAAGTGTACCTGTGCCGACTGTAGCTGTGATTATTGTATCAGCCATAAGGTTTTACTCCTTATGATGTCAGTCTA